TGGCAATGGCAGAGTGGGCGTCGTGTATGCTCCATCTGGAAAGTGAACTTACTGTTGACGATGATGAATCATTTCGTCTGCCGAGAGAATTGGCGTGTGCCGATCTTCAGAAGTACATGGCAGTCGTAGTTTCCATTGTCCGCAGTACCGGATACGTCAACAAAGCGAGGGCAGAAGACGAATGCAAACTGCCCACCAGTATTGTCGCTTTCGATCAGTTTCATCCCCCTCGCGGTATGCAGATCGAGACAATCGAAACTGAAGAATACGACGTAACGTTTGCAGCGAAGGTTATCGACTGGATGAAGTCGCTCGATGCCGACGGCAACAACTACTACAGCAACCTGAAAGTGATTGCCCACAATGAATACGTCACATGGAAGACCATCGGGTACGCGGCGAGTGCGGTTGTTTCATACCAGAAGTGTATGGAAGAATCGACTGGGAAAACTGTATCTGATCATATTGGCCTTGTTGGTAGTCGCTTTGACCTGAGAGTCAAGGTGACAGGAACTCACCCATATAATACGTTCCGCGATTCCAAATGTCTTCACCGTATGGTAGACGTCTCTGGTAACCTGCTGGTCTGGTTTGCATCGGGCACGTCTCGCTGGCTGGAGTACAACAGAGAGTACGTTGTCCGGGTAACGGTCAAGGAACACGGAGAATACCGGGGGCAGAAGCAAACGGTTGTGAATCGTGTCGAAGTACGGTCTGAATACCCGCTCGAAAGCGAAGCGGCACCAGCCACTGCCTAGTTGCGTTCTGCGTTGAAATTTGCTAGACTGTACGCCCGCAAACATCTGACACTTCACCCAGCAAAAGGAGTTCGCACTTGTCCAATTCTGCACCAGCATTGTCGCTTGAAGAGTACCAGAAGCACATTCCTTATATGATGAAGGCTTTGTATTCTGTCCATAACCAGATCGGCGGTGATCTCGAAGAAATGAAAGCGTCGCTCTGGTTACTGTATGACAAAGCCTGTCGCTTCTATCGACCTGCTGCCGGTAAAGCGTTCAAGGCATATCTGTACAAAGTCGTATGGGATGATACCTACGCTGCCCGTCGCATCGAAGTCAATCGAAAAGCCAAACACCCCATGCGACGTATTTCCGACAAGTTCGATATGCAAGACCGTGCCCGATTTTCATTCCCGGACTTTCTTTCTGAGCTATCCCAGGAAGCCGCAGGCGCGGTTCTGGTGGCTTTGGAACCGCCGGACGGGGTAAAGTATGCTCTGGACGGAACGCCGAAAGCCAGAAGCGTATTAAAGGTTGTGCGGGAGCACTTTAACTGGTCGTCTGAACAGTTGCACGATATCTGTAACGAAATACGAGAGGCACTCCGATGACAACAGATTTTTGCCAGATCATCATTAACATGGAAGACACTATCGCAGGAGAACCGCCAAAAGAGAAGTTTGTCGAGTATGAAGAAAGCGACAAATGGTGGATGCTCGCTTTGGGTATAATCAAAGAAGAGAAGGTGCTGAAGACGATTGTACTTGATCGTTGCATTCTCAACAACTTTGAGTACACACAACCCATGACGAAAGTAGACGACGGTTATCGCATATTTAATACTCCCAGTGGTGAACCGATTCTCACATTCCGAGTTGAGTCACTACAACGAGCAAAGGTATCATACGTATGAAGTGGAAGTCTCTGACTAAACCACTCCCACATCAAGTCGAAGGGTTCCACCTGATTGAAAAGTTTCGTGGAACCGTTTTAATTGGTGATGAGATGGGTCTCGGCAAATCGTTTCTGTCTCTTCTGTGGTCCGTACAGAAAGGCAAGTTCCCGTGCGTCATCGTATGCAAAGCATCGTTGAAGTACAACTGGGAGTATGAGGCACGCCATCACTTTGGCAAACATGCTCTGGTACTCGAAGGTCGTAAAGTAAACAAAGCCGGACGGAGAGCGGTAAAGAAAGCAGAGATCATCATTCTGAACTTCGCTATTCTGGGTGCGTGGGTCGATGTACTGTGTGACATCGAACCGGCAGTCCTGATCCTTGACGAGTGCCAAGGAGTAGCGAACCGCAGAACGGACCAGTATAAATTCACACACCAGCTTCGGTGGAATTGTGATCACTTCCTGCCTATGTCCGGTACTCCACTACGCAACCGTCCCATCGAACTGTGGCCGGTTCTCAATATGCTCAGACCAGACCGATATGCTTCGTATGTCAAGTTCGGTACGAAGTACTGTAAGGCTGAAGTGATACGCGGCAAGCTGGAATTCAGGGGAGCACAGAACCTTGACACACTTCACCGTAACCTGACTCGTCTGTGTATGTTCCGTCGTCTGAAGAAAGACGTGTTGAAAGACCTGCCGGAATACACAAGACAGATCATCCCACTCCCTTACGAACATAAAGCCGAGTACAAGAAAGCAGAGAAGCAATTCCTTTCATGGGTCGGACAGACCTATGGGAAGGGGGCGATGCTAAAAGCCAAGAAGTCTCAGTCTCTTTCGAAGACTGGATATTTGAGGCGATTGATCATCAAGAACAAGATGAAGTATGTGATAGATTGGATAGATGATTTCTTACACGAGTCGGACGAGAAACTCGTATTGTTAGGATGTCACACTGAACCAATTGAGCAACTTTGTAAGAGGTACGCAAAGGTGCATGTGAGAGTTGACGGAACAGTCACCAGCATGAAAAAGCGGAAACTGGCAGTTGACAAATTCCAGAACGATCCGAACTGCCGTTTGTTCATCGGGAACATCGAAGCGGCAGGCGAAGGACTTACCCTGACTGCAGCCAGTCATCTAGCGTTCTTTGAAATTGACTGGGTTCCAGCGAGACACGCACAGGGCGAAGCACGTATCCATCGTATCTCGCAGGACAACCACTGCTTCATCTATTACCTTGTGGCACAGGGTACGGTAGAAGAACGGATTGTGTCAGTGGTCGAAGAGAAGTCTGGTAACCTGAATCAGATTCTGGACGGTGGAGAAGGCGAATCTATCGAACTGCTGGAACAACTTGCCCAGTCACAAAAAACATTATTCCGATGAAAGTTAGCATCGCTACGACTGTCTAATGTTCGGGCGGAATTAAACAGCCCCCGGTTCTCAATTTCAATTCCACCGTGTAATGAGAATTATGGACTTCATCCAAATCTGCGAAAAGTACAGAATCCCATATCGAACCCACGGAGCACACACCAGTCGCGGCTGGATACAAACTGACTGTTACAACTGCGGTCCCGGCAGTAATAAGTTTCACCTTGGATACAACGTTGCGATCGGTAGGTTTTCCTGCTGGCGTTGTGGTGGAAAACATCTGGAAAGCACGCTGCAGGCGTTAACAGGGGCCAGTCTCGCTGTAGTCCGTGAGATAGTGGCCGAACTACCCAGACAGAAGAATCTACAACAGGGAATCGAAGCCTCAGGAGTTCTTAAACTGCCGGATGGGATTGGTCCGTTGCAGGATTGTCATAAGCAGTACCTGAGAGATCGGGGGTACTCATGGCTTCGCTTACAGGAACTCTGGCACATACAGGGAATCGGTCTGGAAGGTGGTCGTTTGCAGTGGCGGATATTCATACCGTTTGAATACAACGACCGTGTCGTAAGCTGGACCACTCGCTCTATTGCAAAGTCAGAAGATATTGTTCGCTATCTGACAGCCAGCAAATCAGAAGAGATGATCGATCATAAGAAGTTGCTCTACGGTCACGACTATGCCCGGAACAGTGTGGTCGTCGTGGAAGGATTGTTTGACGTGTGGGCTATCGGTCCCGGTGCATTAGGTACACTCGGAACGCGAGTCAGCAAAGCCCAGATCAAACAGTTAGCGAAGTATCCAAAACGGTACATCTGTTACGACCACGGTGCGGAACGGTATATGCAACGACTGGCAGAAGAATTATCTCTGCTGCCCGGAAAGACATTCACTATTGAACTGGAAGCAAAAGATCCCGACAGTGCTGATACCAGCGAACTTAAATCTCTCAGGAAGTTATTGAAATAACACAGGAGCAAAGCGATGGACAAACTGTTCCACCACAACAAATCGACACGACCCGTTTCGACAAAGGAATCGGAGACTCTGGCAACACAGTTACATTCGTGTCTCATCAAGGCTGGAATTGGACTCTCGCGGAAAACGTCTCTGACGGAATGGTCGAGAGTATTGAGACTTTTATCCGAGTCGGAAGACAACTTCCCACCAGTATTCGACTGGTTCTGCAATGTCTACTCGACAGACCCAAAATTGAAAGCGATGGTACAGTCAGCGAGAGCACTCCGGGCTAAGTGGGATGATGTTGTCTGGATGTACAAACACGCTCACAACCAGACAAAGCAATGGGATCTGCCGTCATACCGAACGATTCATCCACATCTGCCAGAAAAGTTGATGTGTCAGGCACGACGAGAGGTTCAGGGTCTGACAACTTCGAAAGAAGAACTGATCTACGCAGCGTGGGAGTATCTGGAGTTCTGCGGTGACATTATCGAAGCGGCAGAACAGTATCGTGAGAACCTGAAGAAAGAGAATAAGTTTCAGGTGTTCTTCGACGTTGTCACTCCGGCACTGATTGACGTGTTCGAAAGAAGTTACACTATTCCATTCATCAAGAATCTCAAATCGAAAGTGAGCTGGAGTGGATGGAATGGTTCGCTGGGTGGATCGGTACACAACATCTCGTACAAGAACCCACAGCCGATGGTGGCAGAGTTACAAGCGATGCTCAGATCAACGCGAGCAGGACAGGAAAACCCTTACATTGCCGATGCAGTCGTAAATGCAGTAATCAGGAGAACTATCAATAATGAAAATCAAAGAAACCAGCAAGAATCAAAAACGCGATCTGATCGTTCTGGGGGCGATGATAAATGATTCGCAGGTTCTGCACTCTGCCGCAGTGTGGCACGCACAGCACGAAGACGATCTGTTTCTGGCTGATGCCCCAAAGCGAATAGTCAAGTGGTGCCTGAAGCATTATGTGAAAGCAGGTAAAGCCCCCGGCGATGATATCCTTCGTATGCAGTACCTCGAACCGTTCGAAGAGAAGTCCGGTGGTGGGGATCTTTGCGAAGCTATTGATAACCTGCGACTGTCTGTGGCTGAAGCGTGGGAAGGGACTACGTTCCGCAGAGACCAGCTATTTGATATCACTGAGGAAGTACTACGACGGCAGCAGGTGCTGATCGCTTCTGACAGAATGGGTGGTAGTTCTTCTGCGGATAACATCGTTGACATTGTACCGGGAGCAATGCCGGTAACGCTGACAAGGGAACCTGAATACGATTCGATCTTTGACGATCCGAACGTAGGCACGGACATCTCAAAGATTTCAGCCCCCGTCTTCCATTTCGATAATGAAGTAGTTGACAAGTTCTTCGACGACACGTTTGCACCGAGTACATTCACCGCGTTCCTTGCTCCTGAAAAACGTGGGAAGTCCCAGTGGTTACTTGAAACGACTATTTCTGCTCTGAAGTCCAACAAAAACGTTCTCTACCTTGACGCGGGGGATATGACGGATGAACAGGTGTTTCTCAGGTTCGCGGCGAGGTCTGCGGGGAAGCCATACAAAGAGGGGCCAAGGTGGATCTGGAATGACCTCACGTCGGAAGGTAACGAAGTCATCTTCGACGTTGAGGAAGTTGAGACAGCGGAAGCACTTACTCAGGATGAAATCAATCGCATCAAGAAGCGACTCAAAAAGGCGTGTAGAAATCGTTTTTTCTCACGTAACTTCCCCAGAGGTATGCTTACCGTCTCAACCATTAGATCCATTTTGGATTCTCTATCTATGCGCGGTATCCAGATCCATGTAGTCGTTGTTGACTACGCGGACATTCTCGGAGCGAGCAAGAGTAAGTATCAGGACAATCGATTCGCTGTTACAGAAATCTGGGGCGATCTGCGTACACTGTCCCAGTCGTACAAACTGGCACTGGTTACCGCTACGCAAGCGAATGCTTCTGCGTACTCAGAAGAACTGTCAGAAAAGTCTTTCAGCGAATCAAAGACAAAGAGAGCTTTCATCACGGCGGAGATCGGTATCGACCGCACCGAGATTCACGAAAGCATCTTCAAACTCTCATACACATTCCGCCGCACTGGTTCCAAGTCTCGCTCGATCTACGTAGCATCTGACCTTGCGACCTATTCCCCGGCAAAGTGTGCGATATGGGTTCCTCGGAAGCTGGAGACGTCAGAAAGAAAATCCAGTAAATTCCGTAAATGAAAATCCGCATCTCTACGACTTCAGAATAGTGGTTCCATTTCCGTAGTTTCATTCCTTGGAGAAGTAAATGAAGATCGACCTCACCGATATACCCGAAATGAAATACCCACCAGAGGGGTATAGTGATCCGTTGCTCACTGTGGTTGATACCAATTTGAAAGTTCGCATTCAACTTTCATTGATGATGACAAAACACGCCAAATCGCCTGAAGCCGTTTTGATTTCTCAGATTGCCCGCTACTACAGCGACAAGATTTACTCTCAGCTAACGCACGAAGAACGCGAAGCTGTCCGGGACGGCATCGTCATGATGGGGGAACGTGTACCATCGAAACATCGTCAATTCTACTGGAGGCGGCTAACTGCAGCGATTATCGAATCGCTGGCAACCCCACCAACAGAAAGAGCGGCAGCACTCCCTTCGATGCCAGCACCGGAAGCCGGTCCACCAGCGGAAGAAACGGCTCACAATACTTTTGTTCTGGATTCCATGACAAACGTGATGGAACTGCCGTCTCCGGAACCAGTTTCGGAAAATTCTGAAAAATCCGCAGATTGAAACTTAACATCTCTACGACTTTTTATTAGTGTACGCTCCGCGCCAATTTTGGCAAACAGTTTTTCAGTTCGTTTAGGAACACCAGTACCATGTCCAAAAAGATTTCACGTAAGGATCTCAAAGCAGCCGCCGACGAGATGGGTCTGAAGACAACCGTCAAGGGTAAACCTATCAGCAACGAAGCGTTGCTCGCCCTTGTTGAAGAAAACATGGAAGACCACGAAGACGACGGCAAGTACGAGATCGAAGTTCTCGCCGACATCGCCGCTGCCCGTGATGCAGAAAAGGATATTGAAGTCTCCGGCGACGACCCGACCGTTCCAAAGAAGTCATCCAAACCTGAGAAGCCAGCAGCAAAGGCTGAGAAGCCAGCGAAGGGCAAGAAGCCTGCAAAGGAAGAGGACGAAGACGACGAGGAAGAGGAGGAAGAGGACGAAAAGCCAACGAAGTCCAAGAAGTCCGGAAAGAAAGCCAAACCAGCGGACGACGAAGATGACGAGGATGAAGCACCGAAGAAGTCATCCAAGAAGTCCGGCAAGAAAGACAAGAAGCCAGCGAAGAAAGCTGAGAAGGCCGAGAAAGCGAACACCGACCGATGGGGTTCCCGTGAAGGATCTTCCGCTTATCTGATCAATTCGGTTCTGTTCAAGGCGGGCAAGAACGGACTCACTGCGGCACAGATCCACGAAGCGGTCGTCGAAGTTGATGACAGCATCACGAAGGATCGCGTTAACGCCCATCTCCGCCGTCTGCATCTGGTATCGAGTCTGATCGACCGCGACGCCAAAGATCGCTACAAGGTTGTCAAGGTAGCGAAGTCTGAGGATTGATCCTCAGTACAACACCAGTAACCATCACAGAGCACCGGACCGAAATGTCCGGTGCTCTTTTGCTATGAATGGACCACCACGTCATGCTTATCAAGAAAACGTTCAAATTTTATGCGTCTCACCGTAATCGAAATATGGAGGACAAATGCTTCTCCATTCATGGTCATCGATACGGCATTACGCTATACTTCCAGGCCGTTCGTGATTCTGGGAACCCGGACATATCGATTCCCTTTTCAGATTTCGAACGGGTCGGACGGTACTTCAATGAGAAGTGGGATCATGCCCACATCATCGACAAGGATGATCCGTTGCTTCCACTGTTCCAACAGGTAGAAGAAACGAACTTCCCGATTCCAATGAAACGAGTAGTTCTTGACGAAATCCCCAGCGTCGAGAACATCTGCTTCACTATCTTTGATGATCTCGCGGCAGACTGGCCACTCATCACACTGGAGATACAGGAGACGGACAGTTCGACTGTCTGTTACAGTGCCCACGACTACGAAGAAGACCTCGTGCGTATCAACCGCGTCCCCCACGAATGTGATTTCTCTGACCCTTTAAAGGTGAAATGCGATGAATGTGGAAAAACCCGATTCCTCTACCGATCCGAACTTCGTAAACGCACAACCCCCGGAACGTGAATCGACAACCCCGTATGAACTGGGTGTACATTCGACCTTCGTAACTATTCAGGGAGAGGGTCCGTGTACCGGACAAAAAGCCCTGTTTATTCGACTGGCTGGGTGTAACCTGCAGTGCCCGAAGTGTGACACGGATTACACCAGCCACCGGGAGTTCTGGACAGACGAAGCATTCGTACATAACACCATCGTGAAGCATCCAGATGTTGATTTGTACGTCATTACTGGTGGAGAACCACTTCGTCAAACGGCAGCGTTGATCAATTGTATCGAACGTCTGGACTCGTATTTGATCAAAGAGCGTCGTGCCATTCGTATACAGATAGAAACGAATGGAGTCTACTCCCCCTTTCTTGACAATTTTTGTAACGTTGACGTCATTTACGTTGTTTCCCCCAAAACAAGTCATATCACGCATGACGATACAGAACTGTTTGACTTCTGGAAATACGTGATGTCTGCTGATGGTGTTTGTGGGATCGATGGACTTCCCACTCGCGTACTGGGGCAGTGCATACGACCGCATCGCCCAACAGAATGGATCATGGAATCCAATCGTCGTCGTGTGTTCCTGCAACCGGAAGATTCCAAAGATCCGGAAACCAATCGCCGAAACATGGAAGCCTGCGTCCAGTCGTGCATGAAGTACGGGTATACCCTTTGTCTGCAAATCCAGAAAATTGTGGGCTTGCCATAGTTAGCATCACTACGACTATATTGGTTGGTTCAAGTTTTACCCACTTTTACCCGGCATGGAATGTGCCTTGAAACAGAACAATGAATTCGCCATTTGAGGAACCCGATGACGAGCGTGAATTTTCAGAACCGTTTATCCCTGAATCTGATGACTCTGAATCAGCAGAGTCAGACCTGCCACAGTTCGACGATGACGGCAATATGCCGGTAATGCCCACAGAAGCAAACGTTCACAGTGATCCTCTGATCCTGACGGATGAAGAGTTTCGTGAGTTTGTTGATCTGCGGCATACTATCGCAGAGCGAGCAGACTTCAATGGATCAGCACAGGGCATACGCGACTTCCTCGATGCTATCGGGGAAGATACTACCCGTGAGGGTTTGAAAGATACCACACGTCGTGTCATTGAATCGTGGGAGGAGTTGTACTGCGGCTATGCCGTTGACATTCCGTCATTGTTCACTACATTCGATGCAGAACAGTACGACGAAATGGTTTTGTTGCGTGGCATTCACTTCTACAGTATGTGTGAACATCACATACTTCCGTTCTACGGGGTAGCTCATGTTGCATACATCCCCGGAACGAAGATCGTCGGACTCAGCAAACTGGCTCGTCTTGTGGAAGCCTTTTCCCGCAGACTGCAGAATCAGGAACGCCTCACTAAGCAGATTGTCGATACCCTGAATGAGCACCTGTCTCCCCGTGGGGCGGCATGTATCATCGAGGGGCAGCATATGTGCATGGCATGTCGTGGTGTGCAGAAACCCAACAGCGTTATGGTCACTTCCTGTATCACTGGTGCGTTCAATACACCAGCAACCCGTGCCGAATTGTTTTCTCTTATCAAAGGTTAAGTAATCATGACCACCAGATCCCATATTGTTTGTCGTTTCCAGTTCGAAGCATTTCACAATTGGCCGGATGCTCCGGAACAACACGCATATCTGAAAACTGTGCATCGCCATATGTTCCATGTATCAGCATGGAAGCGAGTAACCCACGACAACCGTGATATTGAGTTTATCCAACTCAAACGCGATATGGCTTCGTATTGCCATTTTACATATGGGGCCGAACCAACGACGTTGTCGTGCGAAATGATGGCCAAAGAACTGCTGGAACAGTTCGATCTTGATTCTTGTGAAGTTTCTGAGGATGGGGAAAACGGCGGTCGCGTTACGATAATGGAGCATTTCCCCTTACTAGCGAAACCAATCGAGCAGAGCGATCCATTCGAGGAAGAGGAAGAAATAAAAGTCTCCAACCCAAACGGAAACCGTTTCAAGGGTTCCTGCTTCATGGGCAAGGAGTGCGAAGGACCATACGACTGGAGAGAACAGGTAACACTGTTCATTCCCGGATCGTATCTTACAGGGATTTCATTGAAGACTAGCTTTGATCGTTTCATCGGAAGATTGCATCAAATCAGAAAACAACAGTTCGTTATTCCGGTCTATCTGGGTGCCGATAACGATCTGAACCACAGAGAGGCGACAATCGAGTATGTACTGGACAAACTTGCGAGTTTTAGCCGGTCAGGAAAAGATACGCGATTGTTTGTTGAAGTGGAGTCAGTAAACGAGTTTCTCAACAACTTCGGAAATTTGTGGAATCGTGAGCAGTACTCCGATCTGGATAAATACCTCGTATCGAGGAATCCAGATGACATCATAATATCTGATTGCTTCGCAATTAAGTTGTTCGGAAAGGAACGCATCACTTGGATTACTGCTCATCCCGAAGGAGGTGATGACGACTACATATTTTCAACACCCTACAATGACGAGCGGTTTACTGAAGACTTCGCTATCTGATCCGGTTCTGTTTCCATTCATTTCAGGAGTTTGATCTATGTTGTACTACGTCCCATTGGAGTCTTACAAAACCCGGTACACTTCACAATGGTCTGCCCCGCGTGTGGGGTGGCTTGAAAGGAAGTGGATCGAGAACAAGGTTGAATACGAGCGTATCGAAGGTAGTATCGGACACGAAACCGCATTCGCCCCCCATTCTCAGGAAATGGGGAAAGGAAAAGTTCTGAATCTGAAACGTCGTCTTGGGTGGGCATTTAAGCAGACCGAAACGCTCGTAACTATGATACTCGATGGAAAGATCACAAACAACGACCGTATCCTGTTCGATGACTTCTGGCACCCCGGAATCGAACAGATCGCTATGGCAATGGAGCAGGTCAGAGACTGGATACGAATGGGGGCGTTCTGTCATGCTCAGTCGGTTGACCAGTACGACTTCACGACAAGAATGCAACCGTGGATACGACATGCGGAAGCGGCAGCAATGGATATCTATTCGCATGTATTCGTGAATAGTCCAATACTGGCGGAACTACTGGATGTCGCGTTTCCGCAGTCGCACGCTGAGAAGCATTGTGTGGGGCATGTATTCGATAGCGAAAGTGTTATCAGCAGTATCCCCCATCGCGACAACAAGAAAAAGAATCAGGTTGTGTTCAGTTCGCGATTCGATTCTGAGAAGCAACCTCATCTGTTTCTGGACGTGGTTGAGTGGTACATCAACAACCGACACGGTTGTCGGTATGATGACGTCAACTTCATCATATGCTCCGGAACAGAGTTCAGAAGCGACGATCAGACCGCAATTGATCGGGCAAAGGATCTTGAACAGCGATTTCCGGAGTTTCTGGAAATCCGGGACGAACTGGATAAGAGTCAGTACTACACCATCCTGCAGGAGTCTGCGGTACAACTCTCAACCAGCTTACAAGACTGGATCAGTTTCTGTCTGCTGGAGTCCGTCTCGTTCGGTTGCGTCCCGGTGTATCCAAACTATCGGAGTTTCCCGGACGCATTCGGAGAATTCAATACGCTGCTCTACCCAGCGGGTCTGCAGGTTAACCCGAAACGCCAGATTGAGATAATCAACGAGTACATTCAGGACGCTTTGCAAATCGCCGACAGCAATGATATGATTTTCAAAGCCAAACTGTTCAATACGATTGTGGAGCGTCACGATTCCACATGGCACCGCATGATGAACTGTCTGGGTGTCAATGTTCCCGGACCATCGGAAGGAAAGCAGGAGTAATGACTCGATTAGGGGAATCCCGACACATTCCCCCATGCAGGACAAGGAAGACCAAAGGCGAACGTGCTGAAGAACGCGTTCGCTTTTTCTTTTTGGACTCTGGGGCACACTCGCTGTACAACAAACATATCGGTCACCACGGCAGCATCACCGAGGACATGAAGGATCGAATGTCCAAGATGACTCCGATGGAAAGGTTTGCAGCACGCAGACGCTCTCCCAGCCTGTTTCGAAGTAAGCGTAAGACTTCGTATGATTATTACAAGTCCAAAGAGTTCTACGACTACTTAGCGACATACTGTCAGTTTGTGATCGATTACAAAGATTCAATTGACGCATTCGCAACACTTGATGTTTTGTTCAATCCAGAGATGTCTTACAACATTCTCAAACACATAGAAAACGAATGGGGCTTATTCCCAGTTCCAGTCATCCACTACAACACAGACATCGGATGGGTTCATCGCTACTTAGACGAAGGTTACAACTACATCGGAATCGGTGGACTCGGACAGGAGATCACCAAAGCCAACTACTATGAGTGGGCAGACAAAGTATTCACAGTTCTGTGTGATAAAGAAACTCACTTACCACTGGTCAAGACTCACGGGTTTGCGATGACGGCCCACCAGCTTCTTATTCGCTATCCGTGGTACAGTGTTGACTCGGCAAGCTGGGCGAAGGCTGGTGGCTTCGGTCGTTTGTATGTTCCAAGGATGACCGGCGGGAAGTTTGATTTCCTGAGTCCACCCTACACACTGAACTGCTCTGTGTTGTCTCCCACGAAACACCGTGCCGGACGGAATCTGAGTACTCTGAAGAAAGCAGAACAGGCAGTCGTAAAAAAATGGGTAGAAAGTTGCGGCCAAACTTTAGGTCGTTGCGACAGTAATGGGTCCACGATTGAGCAAGGCGTCATCAATTATCACGGGGCACGAAAAATCTGCAATCTTCGCTTTTATGAAATGATGGTTGAATCCCTGCCAGATTGGCCTTGGCCGTTCGTTGCCAAGAAAGAACGGAAAGTAGGGTTATACTTGTGAGTGCGAAACAACTAAAAAAAGTACTCAAATACAATCCAGAGTCCGGACACTTCACATGGAGGGTGGATGTCGCTCCAAGAGCGATGAAAGGGCAGACGGCAGGAAATCCGAAAAAGGGACGTTATACAAAGATCTCCTTTCAAAATGAATCATACTACGCCCATCATATTGCTTGGCGTTTTGTTTATGGGTATTGGCCCACAGGAGAAATCGACCATATTGACGGAGATCCATCAAATAACCGAATAAGCAATTTACGGGATGTCACAAGACAAGAAAACAAAAAGAACGTCAAACTCCAGTCAAATAATAAGACTGGGGTCAGCGGAGTTTCTTTCGACAAACGAATTAAACGATGGATTGTTAAACTCGGAAAGAAATACATTGGTTGCTATCAATCAGAAGGCGAAGCAATTGAGAAGAGAAAACAGGTCGAAGTAGAGAACGGTTACCACGAAAACCATGGACGCGAGTTCATTGGTCAAGCTGTTCTGAATATGAAAAAGAACAGATCACGTAAAATGCTTTTGTTCTACTCCGGGAGTACTTCCGGGGAATCACTTCCCGAACAGGCTTTAAAAGACAAGCACAACGGGAAGGGGCCGGATATCATGTTGACGTTCTATGAAGTCTACGAGATGCGAGGCGACACTAAGACGAGAATCTTCCGCCACATTAAAAGAAGAGGTAAACAGAATGAAAATTGATCGCGAAGCGTTACTCAGACAACTCGAAATCGTCGCCCCCGGTATCAGCAACAAAGAGATTGTCGAACAGTCCAGTTGCGTCGTCTTCCGGGAAGGGTTTATCCTTTCCTACAATGACGAGGTTGCTTGTCGAATACCCACCGAGATTGAACTCGATGGAGCCATTCATGCAAACACGCTTCTCGAAACACTTCGCAAAATGAAAGAGGAAGTCATCGAGATTCAGATCGAAGAATCTCAAGTCGTACTTGTGGGTAAGAACAAAAAGATTGGCGTTCGTCGTGAGGCAGAGATTCAACTGCCTGTCGATTCAATCGAACCACCCGGCAAGTGGAAGAAACTTCCCGAAGACTTCTCTGACGGTCTGGAAATGGTGATCTCCTGTGCTGGCAAGGATGAAAACAAGTTCAGCATCACCTGTGTTCAGTTACACCCCGAATGGGTTCAGGCTACCGACGACCTGCAGATTGCACAGTACCGGATGGAACTACCCATTGAAAAGTTCGTCCTGATTCGAGCCGCCACGATCAAACAGGTGATTCCGTTCGGAGTTACCAAAGTATCAGTGACCGATAACTGGGTGCATTTCCGCAGTCCAATCGGTCTGATCATTTCCTGTCGTCAGCACATCGAGAACTTCCCGGATACAGAGGGGTTGTTCAGTCGCTCCGGGGAACGTGTCAGACTTCCGAAAGCATTGGGCGAAGCGGCGGATCTGGCTGAAATCTTTTCCAGTCAGAACGCAGACAAGAACGAGATCACTATTACGCTGAAACCGGGGAAGCTGGTAGTGTATGGCGAAGGCAACTCCGGCTGGTCTCGCGAAACCAAAAAGATCAAATACGATGGTCCGGTGATTCAGTTCCGGGCAGTACCCAAACTACTTCGCACCGTGGCTGAGAAGCACAACGACTGCGAAATCTGTGATGGCATTCTGAAAGTTTCTGGCGGAAACTATTCGTATATTTCCGCACTGGGTGTGGTCGATGAAAAGAAAGGCGAAGAGTAATGCAGGGCAGTGTAAGTCACGAAGCGTATCTGCTGGAACTCCAACATCAGGAGAAGGTTGATTGTCTCAAGAAGTCGCCAGAAGCCGTAATGGCTGGACTCGATCTTGTGAAGTGCGATCTACTTCACATGGCACTCGGACTGGCAACCGAGGTTGGCGAGCTGCTGACAACGGTCAAGGCGTATACGATGTACGGGAAGTCCCTGGATCGCGAAAACCTGATCGAAGAACTGGGTGATCTGGAATTCTATATGGAAGGGTTCCGGCAAGTTCTGGACATCTCTCGGACGAGGACACTGATTCAGAACAACGAGAAACTGGCAGTTCGTTACAAGGACAAACAGTACTCCGACGCGGCAGCGATTGCCCGTGCGGACAAACCGGAAGGGCAATAGATGAAGGGTTTGTTTCAGGCCGCGACTTTAATGCGGACAAAGGTTTATTCAGCATCTGCTCGCTGTGGGGCGTGCGGTCTGTACAAACACTGTAAGTCACCCAAGCTGGAACCGCAGGGAAGTGGTTCCACTGGTGTGATGATTGTACTGCCGCCGATCAGTAAACCTGCGGATGACAGCGGTGTTTTTATGATGTCTTCTGTCGGTACTAAAGTACGCGACGTACTTCTGGATATGAACATCAGTCCGAAGAACTGCTACGTCACTGCTGCCACAATCTGCCATACCAATAAACCCACAAGCGAACAGATTGATGCCTGCAGTTTCAAACTACGCGAATCGATCAAGGAACTGAAACCCCATACAGTGATTGCTATCGGGGATGCCGCAGTCAGGAACGTTATCCAGTTCACATGGAATAAACCAGCAGGCGATCCACATCGCTGGTATGGTTATCAGATTCCAGCACAGTTAACGAACTGCTGGGTCTGTCCCGTGATTGAACCCACGAATGAGGAACGGCAGTGTTCCGGCGTACTGTTCGAACAGCAGATCGCTTCTGCACTGAAACGCAGGAAGCACCCCTACAAAGAGAACAAGATCCCAGACTTCCATTCTCAGGTTAATATCCTCGATGAAAAGGAAGCAATCAGATGTATCAACCATCTGGCTGAGAATGGTGGTACGGTTGCGTGGGACTACGAAACCAACAGCCTGAAACCGGAGCACAGCAAAGCCCGGATTCTGGCCGTTAGCTTCTGCGTAGGCGGAAAGTATACTTTTGCCGTTGCGTGGTCGGAACGGGTTGCAGAAGCCGTTAGAGCGTTCTGCAGAAGCCCCCGTGTAAAGAAAATTGCCAGTAACCTGCAGTTTGAACATCGGTGGACTCAAGCGATCTTGAAAACCCGTGTTCGTGGCTGGTTGTGGGATACCATGCAGGCAGCTCACAGTCTGGACAATCGGCAGGGAGTCACCAGTATCAAGTTCCAGTCGTTTGTTCAGTTGGGTCAACCCAGCTACAACGACAAGATCCATGACTTCATGACAAGCGACGATAAGAAAGAAGATGACAGTCATGCTGTCAACAGGATCGTACAGGATATCCCAATGCACGAACTGTTAGTCTACTGCGGACTTGACTCACTTCTGGAATACAAGGTAGCGGTCAAACAAGCTCGCCTGATGGAACACCCAGCGTATGAGGAGATGATATGATACCGTGCGAACCGGAAGCGTATAACCTGATGCACGAAGGTGCAATAGTGATGAGCGAAATCTCTTCCAATGGATTTCGCATTGATACCGAGTTCCTTTCTAACTCGCGTCTCAAGATGCAGGAAGAAATCAAGAACGTCACCAAAGAACTCAAGGAACACGATTACTGGCGACTCTGGAAAAAGAGATACGGCGAGAAAGCCAAACTGACGTCGCCCGATCAGTTGGGCAAGTTACTGTTCAAGGAACTCAAATATCAGCCTACCGCGTACACCGACAAAGGGAAACCATCTACAGATGCACTCGCACTTGAAAAGATCGATGATCCTTTCGTGCGGGATTACAGTCGTATGTGTAAGCTGATCAAGAGCGACCGCACATTCCTTGCCGGGATCGAGCGGGAGACACGTGGTGGGTTTCTCCGAGTGTTCTTTAACCTTCACACAACAAAAACATGGCGATCAAGTTCAGAAGCAGTCAACTTCCAGAATCTGCCAATCCGGGAAGGCGAGATGGCACGTCTGATCCGGAGTTGCTTCATCCCACGGAAAGGTCGTTGTATTGCGGAAATCGACTGTAGCGGTGTGGAAGTTCGTATCAGTGCGTGCTATCACAAAGACCCGGCGATGATTCGCTATATCGAAGATCCATCTACGGATATGCACCGAGATACAGCATGTGACATATTTCTGTGTAAACCAGAGCAGGTGACGAAAGCTGCCAGAACTGCCAGCAAGAACAGCTTCGTGTTTCCAGAGTTTTACGGTTCGTACTACAAGACTGTAGGCAGCGATCTGTGGGACGTAATGGAAATGCGGAACATCACCCTGAACATCAACGGCAAAGAGCGATCTATCCGGAAGCATCTGGCCAAAAAGGGAATCACAGAACGCGGAACCAGTACCGAACCAGAACCCGGCACGTTCATGGATCACATCCGGACGGTAGAAAAGATATTCTGGAAAGAGCGGTTCCGGGGATACGACAAGTGGAAGTTCGATACGTTCGCCCAGTATCTGAAAACTGGTGGCTGGAAAACCAAAACAGGATTTCAGGTCACTGGGATCTACTCCAAGAACGACGTAACAAACCATCCGATTCAGGGGAGTGCTTTCCACTGTCTGCTGTGGGGTCTGATTCGCCTGCAGAAGTGGCTGAGAAAGCACAAGATGAAAACACTCATTATCGGACAGATCCACGACTCCGTCGTGTTAGATGCTGTCCCTAGCGAACTCCAGGATGTGCTTCACAAATGGAAGTATATCATGGAAGTAGAACTACCACGTCACTGGAAATGGATTATTGTTCCGATGGTGGTAGAAGCCGACGTCGCCCCGATTGATGCCTCATGGTTCGCGAAAGAACCATACGACATTAACTCCAAGGGGATCTGGGTTCCAAAAACAGCACTGTGAAGGATACTGCAATGGCAAACGATACTGAATTTGAATTGTACAAGAAATATCGTCCGACGAACTGGGATCAACTGGTAGGACAGGAAGGTGCATCGCGTCAACTGTCGGCAATGTTAACGAACAATAAGATCCCACGAACTATTCTCATTACGGGTCCATCCGGTTGTGGGAAGACTACCATTGCCCGCATCATCAAAGAGATGTTGGTGATCTCCGATCAGGACTATCAGGAGATCGATTGTGCGGACAATAACGGGATCGATATGGTCCGGGATATCAAACGCCGAATTCATGCCAGTCCCCTGAATGGCAAGTGGCGAATGTTCCTGCTGGACGAGTGCCATCAGTTAACAGCCGCCGCACAGGACTCGCTGTTGAAGGTGCTGGAAGACACCCCAAAGCATGTGATCTTTGTTCTGAATACTACGAATGCCCAGAAGCTGAAAGAGACCATCAAGACACGCTGCACCGACATACAGGTGAAGAGTTTCACGACAGACGGTCTGACGAAGATCATTCGACGTGTTTGCAAGAAAGAGAAGATCAACCTCAGTGACGACGTTCGTGACATGATCATTACTGCAAGTGATGGCAGTGCAAGGAAAGCCCTCGTCATCCTGCATCAGATACAGGATCTGGAAAACGAAGACGATCAGAAAGCGGCAATCCTCAAGAGTGATGTTCAGGCAGTGGGGATTGATCTTGCTCGTAAACTTATGGACCTGCGTTCCACATGGGGTGACATCGCAAAGGTTCTGAAGTCCATCGAGCAGGACGCTGAAGGGGTACGCCGTTGCGTTCTGGGGTATGCGTCTGCGATAATCCTGAACCAGAGCAAACCCAGCAAGATCAGTGCCAGGGCTGCGCTGGTGCTCGAAGCGTTCGAAAGCAACGTTTTTGATTCCGGCAAGGCGGGACTTGTACTTATGGCTTACAACGTTTTTGGAATTAAAAGTTAGCATCACTGCGACTATAAATAAAACACTTTTTCAGAAAGTCCGATATGGCAAAAGTCGCTAAAGAACCACGAAACATCTTCCGGATTGATCCCAATCGTCTGGACCGGGAATGTGTTCTGCACGTCGCAGACGTTCATAAACTGATGTGTCAACTGGCTGATGCAAAGCTCGCATTGGCTGAGGCTGAGCAGACCTACGTCGCTGTTAAGGCGGAACTGGATGCGAAAGTCCGGAAGAATCCTGAAAAGTTCAAACTGATGAAGATCACCGAAGTCGCTGTACAGAACGCAATGCGGAACAGCAGCGACTATCAGGAAGCAAAAGAACTCCGGGACAAGTGTTTGTACGACGTTGATATCATTCAGGCCGGAGTCACCGCGTTGAATCACAAACGCGATATGCTCAAGGGTCTGATCACATTATACAGCATGGACTACTACTCAGAAGTCACTGCTGATAGAGAGGAGATCGAATCGATCAATAAGACTGCTTCAAGGTCGAAGGGGGGTGTACGTTAGGAGTTCGTCATGTACTGGGAATTTTGGGTCGTTTTGGGGTTATCCCCACTGATTACTTATTTGAACTGCAGACTCGGCAAGTATGGTATTCTCGCCGGAGAAGCAGCATGGAATCGTTTCATAAGGTTTCGTCATGGCGAAAAAGAATAAAGCCAAAAAAGCCGAACGCCTGTCAATGAGGCAGCGTGCGGAAGAACACTCATCTGGGCAGGGTAAGGGTGCGTTGACGCTGCCTGACGGCATGAAGGTCGTCAAGATCAAAGCTACCTGCAACAAGCGATGGAGTATCATTCCGTTCATCGCAACGGAAGCCAATCCGGGAGCGTACAAATATGACCGTGTCGGTAAACTCTACGCCGAACGGACTTACTTCGCTCATGGTAACGTAGGACCAGAGCAGTCGCTTGTTCCGTGTCCATATCACAACACGAAGCACCTTTCGCCGAAGCACAGAATGCGATGTCCGATATGTGACCATCGCAACAAACTGCTTCAAGATCCAGACACAAGCGATGAACAGACAAAGGCGTTAGCAGTCAAGGAACGCCAGATCATGCTGATTCTCGACGAAGAGGATCGCGACAGCGGGATTCAGGTCTTCGACTACAGTTTCCACGGATTCGGGAAACTGCTGGATGCTCAGTTGAAAAACTTTGACCCGGATGACGAAGAGAACTTTTACGCCGACTTCGAAGGTGGGCAGGTTCTTCGTATTTCGTTCGAAGAAAAACCGACAGGCAATACCCGCCCATGGTTCCCGGCATCGTCGATCCTGTTCCGTGCAAGAAAAGAAGATCTGCCGGAAGAGGTGATCGAACACGAAATCGACGTGGATGCGATGATCGTCCTGCCATCCTATGAAGACTTGTCGGACATGTACTTCCAGACTTCGGCACCACCGAAGAAAAAGAAGTCCAAGGACGATGATGATGATGACGATGATGATGATGAGGAAGATGAAAAGCCAGCAAAAAAGTCATCCAAGAAGAAACCACCAGTCGATGATGACGACGAGGACGAAGATGACGATGATGATGATGACGAACCACCTAAAAACAAAAAGAAACAGGTGGAAAAGTCATCCAAGAAAAAGCGTCGGGATGATGACGATGACGATGATGATGATGATGACGATGTTCCATTCTAGTTCAGTGTGTGGCTGAACTTGTGTTTTGGTTGTACGATTTGTTCCAGTTGGGAAGTAAGTAACAATGGCGAAAATGACGTTGGCTCAGGCACTTGAATCTATCAAGAATCACGCAGATGCCCTCACTGTGCTGATTGAACATCTGAATCTTCCGGCAAAGGGTGCTGCGGCACCTTCGAAGAAGGGTAAGCCGCCAGTGGATGAAGACGAAGATGACGATGATGAGGACGACGAAGACGATGACGATGATGACGAAGATGAAAAGCCCGCAAAGAAATCTTCAAAGAAGTCACCACCAAAGGCAGCGAGCAAGAGCACGGCCAAAGGTGGCAAGGTAGTCCCAGTCGATGACGACGAGGACGAAGATGACGATGATGATGATGATGAAGACGATGATGATGAAGACGAGAAGCCAGCAAAAAAGTCTGCCAAAGCTGCGGCGAAGGGTTCCGGCAAATCATCGGGGGGCAAATCTTCTGCGAAGGCTGCCAAGACTACGGACGAGGACGACGAAGACGATGATGACGACGACGATGATGATGACGAGGACTTCAAGAAAGCCTTCAGCAAGAAAAAGGACAAGAAGTAGTTCTCTCTGATCACGGTTGACGATTCGCTTGTGTAACTCAGAAGCTGGGTGGACTTAACGGTTCACCCAGCTTTTTCGGTGAACTATGAAAACAGAAAGATTACTCAGCTTTATGAAAACGAAGTCGCCCAAGTATGTGTTCGATCCGGAAAACTTCCTGAGCAGTGCATCGACACTTCTCAACTGCAGTCTGACAGACAATCCCTTTTGTGCGTATGAGAAAGGGAAGTACTATTTCTTCGTGGGCGATTCTCAATCCGGTAAGTCGTTTTTTACGATGTGTGCATTTGCTGAAGCATCCATCGACCCCGCATTCGACGACTACACATTCATCCACGACAACACAGAAGACGGTGTACTGTTTGATGTTGATCGTTACTTCGGGAAGAAAGTAGCGAAAAGACTACGGGCACCAGCAGTCGATGAAAACGGTGAGCCGTGTTGCTCAGCCTACATCGAAGACTTCTACAAACATGCGAAGGCTGCATTCCGCAGGGGTCCAACGATTTACATTCTCGACAGCATCGATGCCCTGACTTCCCGACAGGAAGAAAAGAAAGAAGAGGCACAGGAGAAGGAAGCTGCGGCAGGAAAGAAAGTTACCGGGGAGATGTCGGATGGGAAGGCGAAGATCAACAGCAAGAAACTTCGCAGTTTGATCAGACCCATGAAACAGAGCGGTTCCATTCTGATCATCGTTGTGCAGACTCGCGACAACCTTGGAATGACGTTCAGCGAGAAGACTCGCTCCGGTGGACGTGCGTTGAAGTTCTACGCGACATCTGAAATCTGGACGAGTGTAATCAAAACACTCACCAAAGAAGTTCGTGGTAAGAAGCGAAAGTACGGAATCATTACCCGGATGGACGTAAAGAAAAACCGTCACACAGACTTCGTGGGACAGGCTGATATCCCCATCATAGCTGGATACGGATTCGACGACATTGGTGGGTGTGTTGACTGGTTGGTCGAGAATGAACACTGGAACAAAGGAAAAAAGATCACAGCACCAGAGTTCAGCGAGGTTCCGCTCGGACGCGAGAAACTGATTCAGACGATTGAGGAAACAAAGAACGGTCACTACCGTCTGCAGGAACTGGTCGGGGAAGTTTGGAATGAACTGCGTGAGTCTTTGAAACCGAAAAGGAAACCTCGCTATGAGTAATCGCTGGATCGTGTGTGACGTCAACTATCTTTGCTGGCGGAACTATCATAGCGGAATGCGAGATCTAACTCATCACGATATCCCCACTGGTGTGATGTTTGGATTGCTTCGGGACATTGGAACATTCCAGCAGGAGTTCTCGACAACTAACATCGCTTTCTGTTTCGATGGACTGGAATCAAAACGAAAGGAAATCTATTCCGGTTACAAAGCGAATCGAGAAAAGAAGAAATCGGAAATGTCTGAAGATGATCGGCTGAAGTACATTCAAATGATCAAACAGATCAAACGACTTCAAACGCAAACCCTGCCGGACATGGGGTTCCGGAATCTATTCGCTGAGTCAGGGTATGAGGCAGATGATCTGATAGCGTCGTTTGTCCAGACGCACAGCGACACGGAATGTATTATCGTGTCGGCAGACCATGACCTATACCAATGCCTGACAAAGCGTGTCTCGTTGTGGAATCCCACCAGACGGGAAATCTATCGGGTTGAGGATTACTTAGCGGACTGGCGTTTATCCGTGCGTCAGTGGCGTATGGTAAAAGCTATCGCGGGGTGTTCTTCGGACGATATACCGGGCGCACCGGGGATTGGAGAAAAGACAGCAGCGAAGTTCCTGCGTGGGGAAATGAAACCATCGGGGAAGCAATATGAATCGATCATGGAGTCCGAGAAGACTATACGACGTAATCTGAAACTTGTTACTCTGCCGCTACCGGGAACTCCGCGATGCGAATCAACCACGGATCAGGTTGATCGCAAAAAGTGGAATAAGGCTGTCCGGGATTTAGGGATGAATTCTTTAACGCGAGCAGAACCGAGGTTCAGAGATGGCTAAGAATACGAAGGCTAAAGGCGGAGCGTACGAACGGGAGATCTGTAAACAGTTGTCGCTTTGGTGGTCGCATGGGAAAGATGATGATATCTTCTGGCGTACCGCTTCATCTGGTGGTCGAGCTACCCAGCGAAGTAAAAAGGGGAAGACCACTTTTGGAAACCACGGCGACATACAGGCATCGAACCCAATCGGACAGCCGCTGATAGATCGTATCGCCATCGAGATTAAACGCGGGTACAGCAAAGCACAGGTCGGCGATCTGGTTGATGCTGCTGCTGCACCGAAGTCATCTGACTTTCTGGGTTTCATTGAACAAGCCCATCGCTCTGCAAAGGAAGCGGGGGTTCCGTACTGGATGATTATTCACAAAAGAGACCGCCGGGAAGCCATGGTGTACATGCCGTATTCGCTTTGGTCTGCCGGAATAAATTCCGAAAAATTTAAGTATTTCTTTGGAGCAAAGTTACCATCACTGCGACTATATGGGGGTTGGATATTCGGAGTCCGGCTGAACACTTTTCTCAAAAAGGTAAATCCAGATGACGTCAAAAACCTATAGGCACAGAGTCATCGGCGGCAACTGCGACGGAAGTTTGCTGGAGTCTACCACCAAACCGAAACAGAGAGAAGAGTTTCGAGCCGGTCACGATCTTTATGAATTCAGGCGAGGTGCCTGGAGATTTCAAAAAGTCTTACTGGGAAAGTTCAATGAAACTCAAAGTCGGTGACGTTATCAATTTCGTTGTGGACATTTCATGCACGCCAGACGCAATGTGGAGAACCATTCAGACCACAATCGTCGCACTGGACTTCGACAGCGACGGTCTGCTGGATGGTATTATGTGCAACAAGACGAACTCGTGGCACGGGTACATTCCAGCCGGTCAGCAATATGACAACGTGTTCCGGTCCAAGAAGAAAGCAATGAAACGATGCCAACAGCTCGCTGCCCAATCTGCAGAAGCCGCAAGCTAACCGTCGTCGAGAAAGGTCCACCGGGATTTCCGGGTATGCCGTTCTGCACAGATTGTAGAGTCGCAATCAAATGGAACGGTGAGACATCACCTCTGTACTGGGATGATATCAAACAATGCTACTGCGTTAAGTTCGTCGGTGTAGCGCAGTGGTTTTCTCCCCCGCTTTCAGTCATCGACACGATCACCGGACCACTTCACATGGAACCCAAAATCAGCAAAAAAGCATCCAAAGAAGTTGGTGATCGTGTCGGGGGGTTTACTGGAAGAACTCGCTGTCAGGAACTGGCCGTCATTAAAGCGTTGTTGGACACTTTGGAAAACCTAGAAGAGGAGTGCTATCATGAGATACTGCTAGAAACACTTGAACGTCATCCTTGGATCTCCACTTACTTCAGGGCGACCTACGATCTCAATCGTAAATACGGTCTGAAGCCGAAGCATCTGAAAATGCTCCTGAACCCATCGCGGCAATCAATCCCGATGGGTTTATTCACAATTCTAACTGCCCTGCAGTGTAAGACCATCTCACCAGTCGAAGGGGCTATGCAGTGGTGGGCGATGCTTCAGGAATTAGATCCAGCGTTGCGAAAAGTCGCTAACATGATACTGAAGCGACAACTCGGACCACTGACACGTCAGCATTGCAACATCGCAATGCGTCAACTGAATCTGAAACCCTACATACGGAAACTTGTAGATGAGCAGGAAGCCTGACAAACGGCACGAGGATCTGAAGGAACGAGTGCGTGTAATTGATAATGACGGCGAGAATCTAATCGATTGGGAAATCGATTTCATCGCTAATCTGATTGACAATCCGCCTTCCTACTACTCGGAAAAGCAGGAAGACATCATCGAGCGTATTTACAGACAGAGGGTCAAGTGAAAATGAGTCCTTACAGAATCGAAGTCAGAGGTGCGAAGGGTTGTTATTGGTTTGTGCTACTTTCCAGATCAAACGGGAAAGTCATCTGTACCAGCGAAACGTACAAAACCAAAGCCGGTGTGAATAACTCTGCAGAGAAATTGGCGAACGCACTTAACTGTTCTCTGCTCGTACCAGTATAACCACACCACTCGTTGTGGTGTTGGTTAGCGAGTCGGGTGTACGTGGTACTGAGAAACCGCCCCGTACACCTACTCGTTTTTACATTTCAGGAGTAGTAAAATGAGTGTTGTTGATGATCTGCGTTGGAAAAGATTCCCAGTCGGTTCTGATGGATTCGTCTGCTTAGTAGACGTAATGGGCGATGATAGTTCCGTAGTACAGGCTGCGGCAGTTTCCTACGGCAATGACCAACGTGATGGAAAGGAAAACGATAACGAAGGTCTGATTCGTTATCTCATGAGACACAACCATGGAACCCCATTCGAGATGTGTGAAGTCAAGTTGCTTGTTCGAGTACCGATGGATACCTGGCGGCAGTGGATTCGCCATCGAACCGCCAATGTCAACGAGTACTCCACTCGTTACAAACCAGCAATCGACAGCATGGCGATAACCGCCGCAGACGAATGGCGACTCCAGTCAGACAACAACAAGCAGGGAAGCGATGGGTTCCTGAATCGCTATAATCCTGTTAGGATGGACGGAGAAGACTTATCAGACATAGAGGATCGTTTCCATAAAGAAGCGAAGAACATTTACCAAATACGACTTCAAGCTGGGGTGGCACGCGAACAAGCCCGGAAGGATCTTCCGCTCTCCACCTACACGGAAGCCTATTGGAAGTGCGATCTGCGAAATATCTTTCACTTCCTCGGACTGCGGATGGACAGTCACGCACAATTGGAAATCCGGCAGTACGCGACTATCATTGCCAGAGAAATCATCCACCCGCTGTTCCCGCAGTCGTATCAAGCGTTTCTGGATTACCAATTGAATGCAATGACTTTGTCTGCTTTGGATTGTTACGCAATCCAGACACAGTCACTTAACCATTTCACCAACAAGCGAGAAAAAGAAGAATGTCTGAAGAAACTGGAACGACTGGGGATCAATCTGCCTTCGCCATCCAAGTAGGCGGCGACCACTACAAACAGTACCCCATTCAACCTATTCAGTATGCTCGAAAGAACAACCTGGATGCGATGCAGTTTAGTGTCGTGAAGTACGTCACACGACACAAACAAAAGAACGGGGTACAGGACATACGGAAAGCTATTCACTTTCTGCAGATGATCGCCGAATACGATTACGGTGTAAAGGTTCCGATTGACTATGCTGAACTGGATCAGGCTGAAAAACTTCCAAAAGCATCGCAACCTGAAACTGACACTGGGGCAGGTGACGACGATAGTCGGCTCAACTGATGCCGGGAAGTCTGCAATCATTCGAGCACTTCGCTGGCTGTTCCTGAATCAGCCACGGGGTAAGAAGTACATCCGACACGGGGCGAGTAATTGCTCCGTGTCGGTTTCTATTGATGGTCGCATTATCAAGCGATCAAAAGGCAAACGAAACTACTACCAGTTAGACGATCAGATTTTCAAAGCGTTTGGGAATAACGTACCATCGCCGATTGAAGATGTACTGAAAGTCACTGAACTCAACTTCCAGAAACAACATGACGCAAGTTTCTGGCTATCGCTTACACCCACCGAAGTTGGGAAGCAACTGAATTCCATCGTCAATATGGAACTGATGGATAAAGTTCTGCGGCGGATACAGAATGACGAACGCAAGCTGAAAAGCCAAATCGAGTACGAAGACGAGCGGCGTACCGAATACAAAAAGCATCTACAGGATTTACGACCGGTCAAGGATGTTTCCGCAGCGTTTGAATCCCTGTTGTCGATACGTTTTGTCCTCGATGGATTGACCACCCAGCAAACACGGCTCCGCGTTCTGATAGATAGTCTGAGCAGTTTATCCAGTACGCTGGAAATCAACGGAGCCGTGTACGCTGGATTGCGTGGATTGATCCAGCAGCAGACCGCTATCGAGCACACAAAAAACTACGCCGATCGTCTATCAGAACTGCTGGATGAATTAGAGTCGCTTAGTGGGCTTCCTGATGACAACGTGATGGAAGTTCTGAATGAAGTGTTATCGTTGCAACCAGACCACAAACCAATAGAGCGATTGGAAGAGTGTCTGGATTCCATTTCCCAATACGAACAGGAGTTAGAAGAATGTCGAAACCAGTTACAGGCGATCAATACTACGATATCGAAAGTCTCAAAAGCAATTCGGGTTTGTCCCACATGCGGGAAAACTCTTTCGGACGAGCAATAGCAATTGTATGTGCAGACTTGCACCTGTCACACAAAGCACCAATCTGGCGATCTGTCGAACCAGACTGGTATCAAGCAATGTGGAGGAGTCTGACTGAACTGAGAATGCTTCGCATGAATGTACAGGACGACACGATCTGTCCCGTACTCCCGGTCCTGTGTTCCGGCGATGTGTTCGACAAATGGAACAGCCCACCGCAGCTCATCAATTTCGCGATGAAGGGACTTCCAAAGATGTATTCGATTCCGGGACAGCACGACATCCCAAATCACAACCATGACGAGATGGATAAATCAGCGTACCGTTCGTTAGAAGGGATTCGATTGTTCTCTCCTAATGACGCTGCAATACTACTACCAGAAATTAAAACCGACTGGTACGCATGGGAAAAGGAACCACCACAACGTAAACACGAGTTCAACGGAATCTCAATTATCCATCGTTACGTGTGGTCTGGCGACTGCAAGTTTCCCGGTGCCCCACCAACCTCAAATGCGAAAGCAATCGCTAAAGAGTATGATTCGCGTCTGGTTGTCTGCGGGGATAATCACAAAGGGTTCTACGCAGAGAAGTACAACGTCTTCAACTGTGGTGGATTCTTCCGCAGAAACAGCGATCAGGTTGATTATCAACCACGAGTGGGGATTGTGTATGAGAACATGAAAGTGATTCCATATCATCTGGATACAAGAGAAGATACCCACCTTCCCATGATGATGGCAAAAGAGCTTGAAGCAATTCAGGAGAACGCCGAATCATGGATTGGAAAGCTTCGCTTGTTGGAATCCAGCAACAGCGACTACCGTGTGATGATGGAAGATACAATGCGAAAGAATAACGTGCTCAAAGAAATTCGTAACTATCTGCTGGGGGTGCTTGACGATGAGTCGTGATATCAACGAACTGAAACGGAAAGCGGAAGCACTTCAAAAAAAGATCCATCAGGCGGAAGCCCGTCGTGATGGAATCCTTGAACAGCTACACAACGAGTTCAACCTGACCGGCGAGAAAGCCGCCAGAAAACATCTCAGGAAACTGAAACTTCAGACCGAGGAAAAAGAAAATGAGTTTAAGCTCGCCCTCAGAAACTTTGTTAAAACCTACGGAGAGTTTATCGATAGAGATGACTGAGGCACTGGAGAACGTCGCTAAGATCATTGACAGATCGAAAGAGCGTTACTCCACACTGAAGTCGCACTACACCGAATCGAAGTACCGTCTCAAGGAACTCTACAGTAAATATGAAACAGTCGTAGAGGCGAGAGGGATTGCACAATCGGTTGCGTCGAGTATTCAGTCATCTTGCTTTGATCAGTTTGCTGCAGTCGTTTCGAAATGTCTTTCGACGGCACTGGGTTCCCGGTATCAACTCAAATTGAACTACACCCAGAAAGCCGGAAAGACTCAAGTCGAATTACTGTTGATGGACGGCGAAGAAGAATACGATCCAATGAGCGACACGGGTGGGGGAGTCGTGGACATTGTAAGCTTCGCTCTGCGGATTGCCGCTATGGTAATGAAAAGACCGGAAAGTCGCAGTCTGTTTATTCTGGACGAACCTTTCCGGTTTCTCAGTCAGGAGTACCGCGAGTCAGCAGAACAGCTCGTTCAGGAACTGGCGACAGAACTTAATTGTCAGTTCGTCATCGTTACACATATCAACGAGCTGATATCTGGAACAGTCATTAACATTGACTAACGTCGCAGGAACTTTGCACGATAAAGGATTTGATTCATCATCGGGCGTATCGGATTCGACTTGTGGAACATGTGGTATAGATAACCACCGAACCGCACTTCGTGTCCGAACGCCTTTCTGCATGAGTCCCGAAAGTGATTGTCCTCACAGCCCCACTCTACGAACTCTTCGCACATCCCACCAACCTGAGTATACAGGTCGCGATGGATAAGAATAAACCCACCCGGAGTGACCGGAAGTCTGCGGTTCTTTGTTCGCCATACATAGTTGCTGCATTCGAACGTGGGCGATGTTGGGTTCTGCTTCAGAAGCAATTGCGTCTGCTCATTATCAAGTCGCAGACAATGCTGGTACGGATAGACCAGTTTCCCGGACTTCTCCGCGTAGGATACGGAGTCTGATAACTGGTTTCCGGATACCATGCTGTCAGCGTCCAGCACGCCTACCACAGCGTTCCGCGCGTCCGATACGGCAAGGTTTACCAGTTTGGATTTGCAGAACGGAGCCGGGCTTGTATCAGCCGCAACAATAACCTGATCGAAACGGCACCGTGCCCAGTTCAGAACGAATTCAAACAGGGGTTTCCGATCGTCCCTGTCCTTCCATGGGATTATGATCGTCGCCGGTAGTACTTGCATCGGTAAGGTCTCCATGCCAGTCATAGTTGCTTTCATCAAACCCCGGAACATTGATACGATCAGTATTCGGGATTGATCGGTCTCGTTTATGACCGCACCAA